CTTCCGGGCCGTTAGGGTCGGTCGGGGCACTGCGATCCGCCCATTTTGCACACTGTTTTTCCTGCCCGCGCACAATCCACTCGGTTTGCCTGAAACGCCATGACCAACAAAGGCGACGCCGGCTACCAGCAGCACAAGGAAGCCGTGAATCGGCGTTCTCGTGAAGGCGGAAAGAACGTCCGCGACATCGGCGATCTTCCGCCGGTAGCGAACACGTTCCGACGCGAAGAGTGCCGGCTGAACTTCCGCCGGTTCTGCGAAACGTACGGCGAAGAGTCGTTCCCGTTGGAATGGTCCGACGACCACCTGAAGACGATCCGCAAGATCGAGTCGGCCGTTCTTCAAGGACTTCTGTTTGCCATCGCAATGGCGAGAGGCAGCGGCAAGACGACGCTGCTTGAGTGGGCATGCCTCTGGTGCCTCTGCTACGGTCACCGACCATTTCTCATGCTGATCGGTGCCGACATGAACAAGGCATCGCAGATGCTTGACACGCTGAAGTCGCAGATCGAGAACAACGACTTGCTGCTCGAGGACTTCCCCGAAGTCTGCTTTCCGGTTCGGGCTTTGGAGCGAATCTCGCAGCGGGCGAAGGGGCAGACGTACCAGGGCAAGCCAACGCACATCGGGTGGACGGCCGACGAGATCACGCTGCCGTGGATTCCCGGCGCGGCGTCGGCAGGAGCTGCTGTGCGAGTCGCAGGCATCACCGGGAACATCCGAGGAAGCAAACACTCTAGGCCCGACGGAACTTCAATCCGTCCGTCGCTGGTCTTGGTCGACGATCCGCAAACCGACGAGTCTGCTGCCAGTCCGTCGCAGGTGGCCTCCCGCGAAAAGGTGTTGGCGCAGGCCATCCTCGGACTCGCCGGTCCTGGCAAGAAGATCGCCGGCCTTGCCGCGGTGACCGTTATCAAGCCCGACGACCTAGCCGATAGGCTTCTCGACAGGCACCGCCACCCGACGTGGCAGGGCGAGCGCATGAAGCTCGTCTACGAGTGGCCAAAAGCCGAGGAGCTGTGGGGGCAGTACGCGGAACTTCGCCGGGACGGACAGCGCCACGAGCGTGGCACGGGCGAGGCCGACGAGTTCTACCGGCTCCGCCAGGCGGAGATGGACGCCGGATCGCGGGTGGCTTGGCCCGCCCGAAAGAACGAAGACGAAATCTCTGCCATTCAGCATGCCTGGAACCTGCGGATCGACCGCGGCGAGAGCGCGTTCAACGCCGAGTATCAGAACCAGCCGATTGCCGACGACATTGCCAGCGACAAGCTCGACAAGAGGGCTCTTGCGTTGCGGGCCGAGAACATAGAGCGCGGCGTGGTTCCCGCCGGCCACAACACGCTGACGGCGTTTTGCGATCTTCAAGACAAGCTGCTGTTCTGGCTCGTGGCGTCATGGTCAGACACCTTCGGGGGGCATGTCGTCGCATACGGCACGTACCCCGACCAAGCGTCATCGTTCTTTGAGGCGCGGCACGCGAAGCGGACGCTGGGCAGCGTTCAGAAGGGTGCCAGCCAGGAGGCGGCATGGCGTGCCGGCTTGGACAAAGTCGCCACCGATCTCCTGTCGCGGGACTTCCGCCGCCAGGACGGAACGCTAATGCAGATTCAGCGGATGTTGTTCGACGCCAACTACGGAAGATCAACGCAGGTCGTCCGGAACTTCTGCTTGAAGTCTCCCTTCTCGGCAAGGATTTTCCCCAGCCACGGCAAAGGCGTTCCGGCGTCGTCGCGTCCCCTGAACGATTCCAAGGGGCAAAGGGGCGATCGGCTGGGCTTGAACTGGCGGACAGGGAAGCTCTCGAACACGAATCAACTGTCCGCGATCTACGATACCAATTCTTGGAAGTCGTTCGTGTCGGCAAGGCTCCGGCTGCATGTGGGGGACAAGGAGGCGATCACGTTCCACGCAGGCGAGCACGATCTGCTGCTTGAGCACCTGACAGCGGAGTTCCCGGTGCAGTCGGAATCGAAGCACACGGGGCGTGTCGTGGACGAATGGAAAGAGCGGCCGGGGGCCGATAACCATTGGTTTGACTGCCTCGTCGGGGCCGCAGTCGCGGCGTCCATTGCCGGCGTCGTCCCGGCATCTTCGGAGTCTGGGGCGCGGCAACGCCGCAGGGTTGAAATCCCCGCCGGCCCTGACGGCAAGCGGGTGATCGTCACGAAGCGCCACAAGGCGTAGCCACACCCCCTCCGAGTTCTCGCCCCGGTCACGCATTGTGAACGGCATGAGCGACGAACTTGCATCGAAGATCGATTCCGTGGCGCAGGGGCCGGCGTCTGTCCGCACCGACGCGGGCGAGGTCACGGCGCAATCGATTCCCGACATGATCGAGGCCGACAAGTACCTCGCCGGCCGGAACGCCACGTCGGCCGGCAACGCTCACCGGGGTCTTCGCTTCAACAAGTTGATTCCTCCGGGGACAACTTGAATGGGAATCGTCAACCTCATCCGCACCGGCCGCTGGTCGCCTCCGAAGAAGGCGATCCAGGTCGTCCGTCCGCTCGCACGGGCGCGGTTCGACGCCGCGCAGACGAGCGACGACAGCCGGCACTGGGCCAACGCAGACGCCCTCTCGGCGAACGCCGCCCTATCGCCGGAAGTGCGGCGGATCATCCGCAACCGCGCCCGGTACGAGCGGGCGAATAACGCCTACGTCCACGGCATCTGCGTCACCAAGAGCAACGACCTCATCGGCACCGGGCCGCGAATCCAACTCGCCACCGGCTACGCCGACGCCGACCGCGCTATCGGCCGGGCGTTTTTCGACTGGTCGTGGTCCGTCCGCCTGGCCGACAAGCTCCGCACGTCCACCGAGGCCCGCGTTCTCGACGGCGAAGCGTTTGCGCTCTTCTTCACCAATCCCCGGCTCGACCCGCGCGGCGTGCAGCTCGACCTTCGGCTCATCGAGGCCGATCAGGTCGCCTCGCCGGCCTACGACTACCAGCAGACCGTTTCGCCCGACGGCTCGCTCGTGGACGGTGTCGAACTGGACCGACACGGCAACGTGATCGCTTACCACGTGCTCACGTCGCACCCGGGCAGCAACTACCTGATCGGGATCAACGAGTACGACACGATCGCCGCCGAGAACATGCTGCACTGGTTCCGGCCCACCCGGCCGGGCCAGCACCGCGGGCTCTCGGAGCTGACGCCGTGTCTGCGGCTGACGGCGAACATGCGGCGCTACACCGAAGCGGTGATCCGCGCGGCGGAGATCGCTGCCGACCTCGCCGCGTTCGTCCACAGCAACTCGCCCGCCGCCCAGGTGGACGAGGTGGACGCCTTCGCCGCAATCGAGATCGAGAAGGGCACGCTGACGACGTTGCCGGAGGGCTGGGATATCTCCCAGCTCAAGGCCGAACAGCCCACCAACACGCACCAAGCCTTCACGCGAACGATCCTGAGCGAGATCGCACGGGGCGTGAACTTGCCGTATTACAAGGCCGCCTTCGACGCGAGCTCCTACAACTACTCGTCGGCCCGCCTGGACGGCCAACTGCACGAGCAAAACGTCCGCGTCGAGCGGGACGAACTCGAGCGGGCGTGGCTCGACCGCATCTTCCGCGAGTGGCTCGACGAAGCCCTGCTCGTCCCCGGCATGATTCCCGCCGGCCTGCCGCCGGCGTCCGAATGGAATTGGGCTTGGGTGTGGGACGGCCGCGAAGGCGTCGATCCCAACAAAGAGGCCAACGCCACCGAGACGAAGCTGGCAACGCTCACGACGAGCCTCGCCGCCGAGTACGCCCGCCAGGGCAAGCAGTGGGATGTCGAGCTTCGGCAGATCGCTGCCGAACGGCAGCTCATGGCGGAACTGAACCTGTCGATCGGCAATCGGCCGTCGCAGGTCGTCGTCCCCCAGGCGGAAGCCGTGGCCGCTGCCGGCGAGCCGGGCGTGATCGCCGAAGAGTCGTACAAGCCGACGGCGGAGATGGCCGACGAGGCCGAGCGTGGCCTCTCTTGGCGTCGTGAGTTCAATCGCGGCGGCACCGAGATCGGCGTGGCCCGTGCCCGCGACATCGCCAACGGTCGGCCGCTGTCGCTCGACACCGTCAAGCGGATGGCGAGCTACTTCGCCCGGCACGAAGTGGACAAGCAGGGCGAGGGCTGGAGCCCCGGCGAGGACGGCTATCCGTCCGCCGGCCGTATTGCCTGGGCGCTATGGGGCGGCGACCCCGGCCGCACGTTTGCCAATTCGATCACCGAGGAGGCCAACGCATGAGCGGACTAACGCTTCGTGCCGATGTGCGATTCCTGACCGCCGACGCTTACGGCGAGGCTGAAAGTCTATCGACGCCGCGGATTCCGCGGTTCTCGATGGTGGGCTACACCGGCGGCATCATCCGCCAGGCGTGGAGCCGCGAGCCGGTCGTCATCGATCTCGCCGGCATGACCGTGCCGTCGGTGATCCCGATCGTCTTCGGCGGGTCGATCCTCGCTCAATGCGAAGCGGCCATGCAGGTCGTCCAGCTCGGCGACCGCGGCTACCAGTGGCAAGCCTCGGTCGGCGCTGACGTTGACGAGCAGACGCTCGTCGGGTCTGGCGACACCGTCACCGTCAACGGCCGGACCTTTGAGGGTCCGGTGCGAATCGTAACGCGTTCCACGCTGCGGGAATGCTCGTTTGTCACGCTCGGGGCCGATGCAGCGACGGCCGTCACCATTACCGCGAAAGCGGGGGAGTCTCCCATGAACGATGAGACGAAGGCCGCCGACGGGATGCCGACGGGGCCGATGCAGAGCCAAGAGCACTACGAGGACGCGCCAACCGGCCCCAGCGACGTGGCGAGTGCCGCTCCGAAGATCGACGTTCAGTCGATCCGAGAGCAGATCGTGGCCGAGGTGAAGGGCGAGCTGCTCCAGTCGCTCCGCGACGGGCGCGGCCCGGCGATTCACGCCACCAAGCCGCAGCTCGACGACGATCAGGTCACGATCGCCGCCATGCAGATAGTCGGCGGGCTCGGCGACAAGGTCGAGGCGAAGTTCGGTGATTCGCCGATGATCGAAGCCGCTGCCAAGCGGAGCCGGACGATCGGTCTTCAGGACGTGCTCGTCACTGCCGCTCGGAAGGGTGGATACGACGGTCCCCACAAGATCAATGCGTCGAACATCGGCGTGGTGCTGCGGGCGGCTTTTGCGACCCACAACATCAGCAACATCCTTGCCGCGACTTACGGCAAGTACCTCCTCTCGGGCTTCGAGGCCGTCGAGTCGGTGTGGGAGCAGATCAGCCTCGTTCGGCCGTTGAACGATCTCAAGGCTGCCACCGGGGTTCGCCTCGACGGCGGGTTCGTGTTCGATGAAGTCGGCAACGACGGGAAGATCAAGAGCGCTGATGCTGGCGATGCGGCCCGCACGCTCCAGGCAAAGACGTACGCCCGCATGTCGTCTATCACAAGGGCTGATGTCATCAACGACGACCTCGGGGCTCTGACGGCGGTCCCTCGCCGGCTCGGTCGCGGTGCGGCGCTGAAGTTCAATCAGGTGTTCTGGGCGGCGTTCGAGGCGTCCAACTCGAGCTACTTCCAGGGTGCGACGGCCGGTGCCGGCAACGCCCTGGCGATCGGCTCGGTCGAGACGGCTTACGGTGCGTATCGGTCGCTCACCGATCCGGACTCGGCTCCCCTCGGCATCACGCCGAAGATCCTGCTCGTGCCGGTGGGACTGCGGATC